GGGGGTCGGTTGTTTCGGGGCGCTCGTACCGCACGCCGAGAGCAGCAGGCACAGGATTGCGCAGGTAGTCAGCGACAGCCGGGTCATGGCGTTTCAGCTCCTCGATGGCTGCGGCCTGGGCGGCCGCGTTCTGGTTGATGTCCCGGGTGAGCTCCCGCATCTGCCGGTCCAGCTCGGTGACCTGCCCGATCTGCCGCTGCTGCTCGGCCAGCACGCCGGCCTGCAGGTCGATCATGCGCTGGGCGTCGGCCAGGGACAGCTCGGCGCGGTCGGCGCGGTCGGCCTGCAGGTCGATGCGGGGCGAGAGGCCCCACCAGACCAGGGCGGCGCCGAGCAGGATGAGGGCGAAGGGTTTGAGATAGCTCATGCCGCCACCTCCCCGCCACAGGCGCAGAACATGGCCAGCAGCTCGCCCTCGTCCCGCGCGGCTGCCGGTCGCTCCTCGGCATACACTTCCAGCAACCGCGCCAGTGCATGCTCGCGCTGCCCGTAGCCGGCACCCGGCAGGCTGGCCCAGATCGGCGCAGCCAACATGATCGCGTCCTCGATGCGGCCGGCCTGGATGGCTGGCAGCGCCTTGCACTCGGTCAGCAGTTTGATTGCGGCCAGATCCTGCGCCTCAGGGATGAACCGCCCACGGAATCCATAGATGCGCACGATGGCGTTCCAGGTGCGCTGCAGGAACTGATAGCGCCCCGCTGCGGTGCTGTGGATCTGGTACCGAGGCAACCAGACCAGTTTGCCGGGGTGATGGCTGTAGTCCTGGAACAGGTCCCCGCCGACCAGGACGTTGTAGCCGTCGTCGCTGGCCGTGATGGTGCTAGTCCCCTCCGACCACGCCAGCATGTCCAGGAATGCGAGCACGTTGAAGCCGCCGGCGTCGGCGACAGAGATTCGAGCCATGGTTTCTCCAGGCAATAAAAAGCCCGCACGGGGCGGGCTGCTGTGTTTCGTTTGCTTATTCGGCGCCTGGCTCACTAAGGCATACCAGCGCCCCGTCCACTACCTTGCATCCTACATATGTAGCCTGTTGCCCAACTTCAATAAATGCCGTCCCTGGCCGCCCACTGAGTTCAGTTTCCACCGTCAGATGCTCCGCGATAATTTCACCAGTGGTCACTCGGTATTCAAGATAGCGCTTCATTCATGACTCCATATTTAACGCATAGAACCGTTAACGGACAGCGAAGCTGAAAAAACAGAAGCCTTCCCCCCTACGGGATCTCTCGTCATCGCCTTCAAGCGATACGTGTACGCCCCAGCAGGGAGATAAACAGCTGCCGAAAATACACCAATATTCGCCGCCTCATACGTTGTGATGATAGACAAGTTCTCTTGATCTACCGGTGTAGCTACAACAGTAGAACCATCCCCACCGATCACCTCCAAAGTTACGAGAATCCCATAACTAGCTATGGCCTCCCTACTCGAAGTTGCCTTCACTACACATAGAATGTTGGCATAAATGCTTTCCTTGTAAGTAACCCTGGCAGATTCAACTATCGTGAACCAGCCCGCCGATTTAATATGCAACGGGGCTGATGTCTTCACGAAGTACGGAGCAGTAATCGAGTTGCCGGCAATCTTCAGTGTGTCGACCTGAGCATCACCGATCTTCGCGGTCGTGATCGCTGCATCTTCAATCTGCGCCGAGCCGATTGCCGCACTGCCGACCTTCGCACGGGTTATCGCGCCATCCTCAATATGCGCGGTGCCGATGGATGCCTTGCCGATAAGGGCGCTGTTCATGATGACCTGCCCACCTTGGACAACCCAGGCACTGACAGGCTCGCCGTTTATCTCGCTGAGCACTCCAACCCGGTCCGCCATCAGCAGGATCTGCGACTGCAACCCGTTGGGCGTGTTTTCGATGCCAGCAGCCACACCAGCGAGCGCATAGCGGCCATCCTGCCGCACCTGCAACTTCACCGACCACATCGCTTCCAGTTCACCTTCCAGGCCCACCAAAGCCTGGCTGGTTTGCTGTACCACGGCGGCGGTTTCGCCCAGTTGCGCCTCGGTCTGATCGACGCGCTTGCCCATAGCCCGATCTGCCGTGGCAATCGCCGATTGCAACGACCACACGCCGGCCCTGACCGCCGCGCTTCCAGCCTTCCAGCCGCTGGAGCCGGCCATTGGCGGGCTGACCTTGGCATACACGCCGTCGGTCTTCTCGCTGACAGCCTGCAGCAACCCCTCGGCGTCGGTCACCCGGCTGTCGAGCTTCGTCAACGCGCCGGCCGCGGCCTCGCCAGCGCTCTCAGCACCGCCCAGACGCACATCGAACGCGTCGATGCGCTCGCCCTGCGCGGTGAGCGTGTTGCCCTGCCGCGTGACAGTGCCGGACAGCGCCGTCAGCGCGCTGACATCTGCCTTGCCGGGCAGCGCCGCCTGAATGACGTTGATGCGCTGCACCTGCGCGGACAGTTCATGCTCTGCAGCTGCGACACGGCTGGTCAGCTCATCCAGCTCCAGGGCGATGGCCGCCACAGCCTCGCCCACAGTGGCGTAATCGCCGACCTTGAGCCAGTAGGTCGTATCGGTCGGCAGAACACCTGCGGCAACGGCAGACTTCGCCTGATAGATCGCGCCTTCATAGCGCACCAGGGCGCCCGCCAGATAGGCCTCGGACGGACTGTACTCTGCCGCCCCGGTCACCTCGGCCAACTGCGCCTGCAGCGCATTGATTTGCGACATCAGCGCCGATCGGGTGTTGACCAGCCGCTCGTTGACCGAGCCGGCTCCGTCGCCGTCGATCAGGTCGACACGGCCCAGCAGATGCTGGCCCAGGTGCGTTTCCAAGATCTCGCCGTCGAGGTAGCCCAAGATCGCCGCGGCGTCCGCGCTGGACTGCCCCATCACCCAAGCGGACCATGGCCCGATATTGCCGGTGCGATCGACCAGCCGGCCACGGAAGTGCAGGCGCACGCCGCCGGCAAGGCCGGTCAGCGTGTGGGTATTGGCCGGGTAGGCGTAATCGCCCAGGTGCAGTACGCCCTCCTCCGCAGGCGCGGTGTTGTACTGGATTTCCGTGCGCTGCGTGTCTCCGGAGCCGGCCGGGAATGCCCAGCGCAGCTCGATACCGAAGATACGCGGCGTGGCTTCCAGCACCGCCAGCGCAGGTGGCGTGCCGGTCTTGCCGCTAAGCCGGGTTTCCGCGCTGTAGGCCGGCAATGAGGCAATGCCCAGCGCGTTGACGGCGCGCACGCGCACCACATAACGCCCGGCATAGATGCCCGGCACATCTATACCGAGGCCGCCGGTGCGCGGTGCGCTGACCCAGTCACCGTCATCCTTGCGCCACTCCACCTCGTAGGCGATCGCACTGGCTGCCGCCAGCCACGACGCGCGCATGACCGTGACCGCCAGGCCCTGCTGCACGTAGCTGAAACTCTCCACGTACACGGCGGACGGCGGATTCTGCACGCGCGGAGGCACCACGCTGATCGGCCGCGCCTCCAGGCGTGCGCCGGACTCGACGTGCTCGTATTTGCCCGGGTCGTGCTGGACACCGGTGATTTCGTACTGCCCCGGCTCCGGGCGGGTGATGCCCGTCACCCGGAACTGCTGGATGACCAGGTCAGCGGCATCGACAGCCCAGACGGATTGCGGACGCGGCTGCTCGCTATAGTCGGTGGTGACGGTCACCACGCGCCCCGCGACCAATTGCACGGTGCGGCCCTCAGAGACGCCGCTCGGCAGGTTGACCACCAGCCGGTCGCCGGCGCGCACCTGAACATCACGGTCCAGGGTGATCTGCCGGCCAGACACGGCACTGATTCGCCCACCCAGCGGCCTACCCGCCAGCAGCTCATCGGCCACACCGATGATGCAGCCCGGGCGCGGCAGTCCGCCGTCGAGTCCCACGCGGAAGGTCACGCCGCGATCCCGGCTATTGGTCAACAGCGCCCAGCGCCCGCGGCGGTTGGCTCCGCTGCGGCGCACCTCGCCGATGGCCGACAGCTCCAACTGGTTGACGCCGTAACGGCGCACCAGGGCGTTGTCCGATACCGCCTCGACATCGGTCTGGTAGCCATTATCCGGGTTGTCATAACTGACCAGCGCCATGGAGTAGCGGGTCTTCTCCGGCGCGCCGGAATAGGTGAACTTGCCATCCACCACGTTGGCGCGCGTGAACACATAATCCAGCTCGCGCGGCATGTCGGCCATTGCCACCATCTGGCTGCCGGACCAGTAGCACATACCCTGAAAGATTGCGGCCAAGTCACGCAGCACCGTCCAGGCTTCGGCGCGGTCTTGAAAATAGATGTTGCACGTATGGCGCGGCTCGGTACCGCCCTCTCCGTCCGGCACCTGCTGATCGCAGTATTGGGCGATGCGGTACAGCTCCCATTTGTCCACCTGCGCGGCGCTGATGCGCCGGCCCAGGCCGAAGCGCTCCGACAACAGGATGTCGTAGAACACCCAGGCCGGATTGTCCGTCCACGCCCATTTGAACGTACCGTCCCACAGCCCCGAATAACTGCGGCTGTCCGGGTTGTAGTTGCTCGGCACACGAATCACCCGGCCACGGGTCTCAACGGCGATGGGCGGGATGTTTTGGAACTGCCGGGCGTCGAACTCGACGTACAGCAGCGCCGTGTTCGGGTAGCGCAGTTTGGCGTCGATCACCTCGGTGATCGCCTCGATACGCATGGTGTCGGCGTAGCGGCCCGAATTGCGATTGGGGGTCAGGCGCCGCACACGCACCTGCCAGCCGCTGGTGGCCGCAGGGAGGTC